AACATGTCGCCGCCAAAGCGGTTGTCCGACGGCAGCATCGAATACCGTTATGTTGGGCTGGATGGCAAGACTCGTGTACTGAAAGACGAAAAAATTATGCACATCCGGGGCTTTGGCACCGATCCGTTGTGTGGCCTGAGCCCGCTTGCCCAAGGGCGCATCGTGTTTGGCGCGGCAATGGCCGCTGATGAGTCGGCCAGCAAAATGTTCGCCAATGGGATGAAGCTTGGCGGGGTTTTGACTACTGACCAGATTCTGCAGAAAGCGCAGCGAGAGGACATTCGGGCCGACATGATCGCCCAGTTCTCCGGCTCCGTTAATGCCGGAAAAACGATGGTCCTTGAAGCCGGCATGAAGTACCAGCAAGTGTCCATGACCCCAGAAGATGCCCAAATGCTGCAGACCCGCGCGTTTAACGTCGAAGAGATCTGCCGTTGGTTTCGGGTTCCTCCATTTATGGTTGGACACACGGAAAAAACAAGCAGTTGGGGCACTGGGATCGAGCAGCAAATGATTGGTTTTCTGACGTTTACGTTGCTGCCATGGATCAAGCGCATCGAGCAGAGCATTAACCGCTGGCTGCTGAAAGCGAATGAACGCCGAGTCTACTTCGCGAAGTTCAACCCTGAAGGATTGCTACGCGCTGATAGCGCGGCGCGGGCAGCGTTCTATTCGACCATGACTCAAAACGGGATCATGGACCGTGACGAATGTCGCGAGAAAGAAAATCTGCCTAAGCGGGGCGGCAACGCCGCAGAACTGACCGTGCAATCGAACATGTTGCCAATCGACAAACTCGGTGCCGACCTGGGCAGCTCGCAGAAGGCGCGCAATGCCCTGATCGATTTTCTCCGTGATGACAAACCAACAGGACCATCCGAATGAACCGAAAAGACAAGTCGGTAGCGGTGAAATACCGCTCGTTTGATTACGACGTAAAGGCTGTCAGCGATGACGGCCTTTTTTCTGGCTACGGTTCAGTGTTCGGCGTGATCGACAGCTACAACGAGGTAGTTGCACCAGGTGCCTTCCTCGACTCCATTGCCGAACTCAAAGCTAAAGGGCGAACCCTACCTGTCCTCTGGCAACACCGGACAGCGGAGCCCATTGGTTCCTGGTCGTTGGAAACCCTGAAGGAAGACGCCAAAGGGTTGTTTGGTGATGGCGAACTGTGGATGGCTGATGCGCCGTACGCCCGTATCGCTTATCGCGGAATGAAATCCCGCTCCATTACCGGACTCTCGATCGGCTACTACGTACGCGAATCCAGTTTCGACGAGAAAACCCGGATCCGGACCCTGACCAAGCTCGATTTGGTAGAAATTTCCATTGTGACCGTTCCGGCCAACGACGAAGCGCGCACCGACACCATCAAGTCGAAACTGGCCCACGGCGGCCTCCCGAGTCTTCCCGAATTTGAGTTGCTCCTGCGTGAGGCAGGCTTCTCGAAAACTCAGTCCGCGGTGATTGCCAATCGCGGCCTGCAGCATCTGCTCCGGAGCGAGTCCGTGGGCGACCAGGCTGAAACCCAAGTTGCCAAGGCACTGCACGCGCAGTTGAGCCAAGGCCTGTCTCTCCCATCGTTTTGAGGATTCACCATGCATAACGCAATGAGCAACGACGCTCGAAGTGAGCATCGCCAACTTCAGCGTAAAGAACGCGCTGATGATCAGCTGGAACTGAAGGATGTAATGGACGCGCTGCAAAAGCGTGACCAGGACATCAAAACCTTCGCAGAGAAAGCCGGCGAAGAAATCAAAAGCCACGGCAAGATCCTCGACGACACCAAGACCATCCTCGATGGCCTGACCAAGTCGGGCCTGGACTTGCTGGATCGTCTTCAAGAGGTCGAGCAAAAGTTGGCTCGTCGCGGCTCCGGCGGCGGCGATGAGGTCAAGTCTATCGGTGAACAGTTCACCGATGGCGACGATTTCAAGGGCCTGGCCGAGAAGGGACGTGGTGTCGCTCGGATGCGCCTGAAGGCGGTAACCAGCATCACCAGCGCCACCACCGGCACTGGCGGCGTTGGCGTGGCCATCGAGCCAACTCGCGTACCGGGCATCATTCAAGGACCGGATCGCACGTTCACCATCCGTGATCTGATCATGCCGGGCCGCACCAACTCGAATGCGATCGAGTACGTCCGTGAATCCGGCTTCCAGAACATGGCTGCTCCGGTTGGCGAGACGTTGGCGAAACCTCAGTCCGACCTGTCGTACGAACTGATCACCACCACCGTGAAGACCATCGCGCACTGGTTCCGAGCCTCCAAGCAGGTTCTGGCCGACGTTCCGTTGCTGCAAAGCTACATCGACGGCCGTGCGATCTACGGTTTGAAATACGTCGAAGAAAACCAGATTTTGGCCGGCAACGGTACTGGCCAAAATCTGCTCGGTTTGATTCCGCAGGCCACAGCATTCAACGAAGCCTTGCGTAAAGACGGCGATACCAAAATTGACCTGCTGCGCCGCGCCATCTTGCAGGTACGCATCGCCGAGTACCGTGCCAGCGCCATTGTTCTCAACCCGGTCGATTGGGCCGACATGGAGCTGGCTAAGGACAGCACCGGTAGCTACATCTGGGTCAATGTGCAGGAAGGCGGTCAGCCTCGCATGTGGCGTCTGCCGGTTGTGGATACGAACGCCATGCCTCAGGGCGAGTTCATGGTTGGCGCTTTCGACATGGCCGCCCAGGTATTCGATCGTGAAGACGCAAACGTCGAGGTTTCGACCGAAGACGCGGACAACTTCACCAAAAACATGGTGACCATCCGTGCAGAAGAGCGCCTGGCACTGGCGGTGTACCGTCCGCAGTCGTTCGTCCACGGCCCTTTCACTGACCCTACGCCGTAAAGGCCGCGGGCAAACGCTGAAGGAGAGGCCCGAACAACCGGGCTTTTTGATCTGATGACCGATATCAAACTGAAAACCATCAAGGGCTTCGAGTGGCGCGGTGCTTACACCCCGCCAAAATCGGAAATCGAGGCCTCAGAGCTGAACGCCCGCGAGTTGCTGCGCAACGGACTTGTTGAGGATTACAACGTGAAATCTGCCGAGCCACCAGAAAACAAAAAAGCTCCGGAACCGGATAACAAATCGGCGCCGAAACCCACCACCAAGAAAAAGGCTGAGTAGGCATGAGCGTGATCGACATTTCCGTTGGCATGGAGCATTTGCTGGCCGAGCCAGAAGATGAGGCCATGGTTCAGATAAAGCTCAATGCAGCTGAAAAGTCAGCTGTCGCGTATCTCCAGCGTCAGTTCTTTGTCGATCAGCCTGCACTGAATGCCGCTCGCGCCACGGTGCCGGGGGCAATCACCCAGACTCGAAGTGACTTCGACGCCGCAGTAGCGGCTGCTGAGCTCATTGATAACGCCTGCGACCGTGAATTAGCACTTGAAGTCGCGGTGGCCAACTTCAAGGAAGCACGCGACGAGATTGGCAGAATCTCGCGCGGTATGGTCATCAACGACGCGATTGTCGCGGCCTGCCTGCTGATCCTTGGCAACCTGTATGCAAACCGGGAAGACGTCGTGATTGGCACGATTTCTTCAGTTCTTCCAAAAGGCTCCAGCTCGTTGCTGACGCCTTACCGCATTGAAATGGGTGTGTGATGAGGGCCGGTAGTTTGCGGCACCGGGTCACCATCCAGGCGATGAGCTTGGTGCAGGATCCTGAGTCCGGAGAGATGATTCCGGGCTGGGTTGATGTCTGGACTAAAGTCCCCGCGAGATTTGAATACCTGAATGGTCGCGAATTGCTTGCCGCCCAGGCAGTTCAGTCCGAAGTGACCGCCCGGATCACGATCCGATATCGCCCGGGTGTTCTGGCAACAATGCGTGGGCTCTACCGTGGCGAGATCTGGAATTTCACCAAACCATTACCCGATAACGATTCGGGTCTTGAGTCGTTGGTGATTCCCGTGTCTTCGGGGGTGAACAATGGCTGACTGGGTGAGCTACAAGCTGACCGGCGCCGATGAGTTGTCCGCCAAGTTCCGCGAGTTGTCACAGGGAATGCGAAGCCAGGTTGCGGTACCGGCGGCGAAGGATGCGATGGAGCTGGTGATGATCGAGGCGAAAAATCGCGCCGACCGCATCGATGATCCGGAAACCAGAAACCAGATATCCACCAACATCGCGATGATCGAGCAGAAGAAACTCGGCGAAGAGCTGGGCGCGGCCATCGTTTCGGTGGGTGTCAAAAAGTCACGATCAGGCCAGCGCGGCGGCAATACCTTTTATTGGTGGTATGTCGAGCTCGGCACTGAGCACTCGGCGTCCTTTCCATTCATGCGCGGCGCGTTGGCGAACAAGCGTGAGGAAGTCTTCAAAGAGTTCCTCAGTTCGGCCAAGTACCAGTTGATCAAATTGGGGGCGAATTGATGGCGGCACCAATTTTCAAAGTCTGCGCCGCGGCGCCGGCTGTGACTGCCTTGCTCGGCGCATCACCCACCCGAATCTACCCATTTGGTGAGGCACCCCAAGGCGTGGCCAAACCCTACGCCGTCTGGCAGGTCATCAGCGGATCACCAATTAACTACGTCAGCGGCCGGCCCGATACTGATCGTTACGGGCTTCAGGTCGATGTGTACGCCGATACCGGCGCCGCCGCCGAACAGGTCGCTTTCGCGATCCGAAGAGCGATCGAGCTGCAAGCTCATGTCACCGGATTCAACCTGGAGGGGCGAGACCCCACCACGAAAAACTTTCGAAAGAGTTTCGATGTTGCCTGGCTGGTGAGCCTGTAGCCGGAAACCAGAAAGAACGACCCGCTCCGGCGGGTTTTTTATGCCCGCCCAACAGTGATTTCGCAGGAAATCGGGGAGTACCAAATTGACCATTAACACCCAAGGCACGGAGCTTTTTGCGCTGGATCCGGCCGACAACAGCGTCATCGACGTCGGTTGCTTCACTTCGCTGGACGGGATTGACACTGCGATCGCGCAAATCGACGTGACCTGCACCAAATCCAAGGCGCGTGAGTACGAAGCTGGTTTGGCTGAGCCGGGATCTGCATCGTTCGGCCTGAACATCGATCCGAAAAACCCTTCCCATTTGCGGCTGCACCAGCTGAAAAAAGCGGGCACCAAACTCAGGTGGGTCGTGGGTTGGTCGGACGGCTATAACTTCGACACCGAAACCGGTATTCCTCCCCTGGTAGGTGCTGAAGGTTCGCTGGCCGGCATCGTGCTGAACTCTGCGGGCACGGGTTACACCACGGCTCCTACCGTTGCCATCACCGGCGGTGGCGGTACCGGTGCGACTGCTACGGCCCAGATTGCCGACGGCAAAGTCACTGGTTTCACAATCACTAACGCTGGCTCCGGCTACACCACCGCTCCGACGGTAGCTCTCACCGGCGGCTCGGGCACTGGCGCATCGGCTCGAGCCTTGGTCAACGAAAGCGTTGACTTCGAACTTCCGAATACCCGGACCTGGCTCACTTTTGAAGGCTACATGAACGCCTTCCCATTCACCTTTGGGATCGGTGATGTCGTGAAGTCCAACGTCGGTATTCAGGTATCCGGCGAGATCGAACTCCTCGTCAAAACCTCTGTTTAAGGAATTCCCATGGATCTGAGTATCGCAGCGCTGGCAGCAGCCGGCGCGTTTGCCGCTCCGTCGGTGAAGAAGGAAATCCAATGGCACTCGGGCGGTGTCCTTCAGAAAGCCACGGTATACGTGGCTCACGAATCGTACATCTCGGTTACCCAGCGCTGGGATGCGCAGAACCAGGGAGTTGATATTACCGCGCAGCGCATTGCGTCTTGCATCGTCGACAAGGATGGCAAGCCTGTGTTCACCGTGGCTGACGTTGTCGGCGGACCTGAGACCGGGCATGGCCCGCTGTGTGCTGAGCTCGCAATCGTGCTGCTCTCGGCGATTGGCGATGTCAATCAAGTGAAGGGGGGCGCCTTAGAAAAAAAATCGAGCCCGAGGAAGAGTTCTGGCATGAGCTCGTCCTCGCGGGGATCGGCGGCCGCACGATCGCGGAAGCCAAGCAAAACTTGAGCTATGTCGAAGCGATGGACTGGATGCGGTATGCCCGAAAAACCGGCTCGCTGAATCTGGGAATTCGCCTCGAACATGGTTTCGCAATGCTGGCGACGCTGCTCAACAACGTGCACGGCGGGAAGGCAACCTTTGATGACTTCCTTCCAGATCGGGGGCAAAAGTCCAAGCCAAAAGAAGCCACGCCGCAGGATCTGTTAGCGCTGCTGCAGTCGGTCAAGAGGTGATTTATGGCTGTTGATTCACTTGGCCAACTGACGGTCGATCTGGTGGCCAACACCGGCGGCTTTGAAAAGGGTATGGACCGTGCCCAGCGAGCTCTGAAGTCGACCACCAAGGAAGCGGCCTATCAGGCTGGCCAGCTCGACAAGCTGGTCGGCCAGATTGACCCGGTGATTGGGGCCTACGGCCGCCTCGACAAAATGGAAGAGCAACTGCGCAAGCACCGCGCTGCTGGTCGGCTGGATGATGCCGACTTCACGATGTACCTCAACAAGCTGAAAGAGCAGCGGGACTCCGTCGAGAAGGTCGACCGGGTCATGGCCAAGAACGGCCAGACGGCCAAGCAATACGCCGCCAACCTGCGTGGCGTTCCTGCTCAGTTCACCGATATCGCCGTCTCGCTGCAGGCCGGGCAGAACCCGATGACGGTTTTCCTTCAGCAGGGCGCCCAGCTCAAGGATATGTTTGGCGGAGTCGGTCCTGCGGCCAAGGCCTTGGGCGGCTACGTGCTGGGGCTGGTGAATCCGTTCACCCTTGCCGCCGCGGCAACGGCTGTACTGGCGCTGGCTTACAAGCAGGGTTCGGACGAGGGAACGGCGTTCACCACCTCGCTGGCAATGACCGGGAATACTGCTGGCACCACGGCCAGTAGCTTGGCAACCATGGCTCGCCAGGTGTCGAGCGTTGGCGGAACCGTCGGCAAAGCGTCCGAGGTGCTGGCGCAGTTGGCGGCCTCTACCAAGATCCCCGTGGCGGCGTTTGAGTCGATTTCTGAGGCGGTGATTAAGTACGAATCGGCGACCGGAATTGCGGCCAGTAAAACGGTCGAGAATTTCGAGAAAATCGCCAAGGATCCTGTCAGCGAAATTCTGAAACTCAACGAGTCGATGAACTTTCTGACGGCGACCACGTATGAACACATCCGGTCGTTGCAGGAGCAGGGGAAAACCCAGGAAGCGGCGGTAGTGGCCACGGCGGCGTATGAGGATGGGCTGAATCGCACCTCCACGTCCATCAAGCAGAATCTCGGTTCCCTCGAAGCGAGCTGGAGCGCGGTCAAGAGCGCAGCCAAGGGTGCCTGGGATGCCGCGCTGAACGTCGGGCGTGAGGAAACGCTTGATCAGCAGATCGCGAAACTGGATGAACAGCTCAATGCGATCGCCGACAGTGCGGCTCTGCGCAGTAAGCGCAATCCCAGAGGCAAGCCAGCGGACCCCTTCAGCAATCTGACGCCCGATGACAGCTTCCGCACGGAAGCCCTTGAGCGTGAGAAAACCGAAAAGCTGGTTCTCAAGTCCGAGCAGGATCGACGCGCCGCCGCGAAGGGTTACCAGCAGCAGCAACAGCAGCAGGGACTGGAAGACCAAGTGCGGCTGGACAAGCTGCGCAAGGACACCGAGAGCAGCTCGGTAAAGCGTGAGCGGGAGCTTGCGGATTATCGCCTGCTGGTAGAGCGCCGGGTGACTCAGGCCAAGGCCAAAGGCGACAACTCGCTGCTGATCTCCGCTGAGCAGCAGGCGAAAGACATCGCCGCCATCAACGATAAATACAAGGATCCGAAGGCTGCCAAAACGCCGAAGTATCAGGAAGACCCCGGCATCAAGGCACTCGACCAGGCGAAGCAGCAGTATGCGGTGCTACAGCAACAGGGTGCTCTGATCGGCGATGAGTCGGCCGCAAGCCAGACACTTGGCGCGAATGCGAAAAAGCTGGTCGAGTGGGAGCAGCAGCTCGCCGATATCAAGGGCAAGAAAACCCTCACCGCCGAACAGCAGTCGTTGCTGGCCAACCAGGAACTGATCACCACCCAGCTCAAGCGCAACGCCTTACTCGAAACTGAGAACACGTTGCGTGAAAAGGGGTTGGAAACCCGCCGCAAACTGGCGGCGTTCGATGAGAACCTGAAAAGCCAGCTTTCCAGTGCGCAGCAAGGGCTCGACAACAACTTGGCCGGGATAGGCCTTGGCGATGAACAGCGCAAGCGCCTGCAGGAGCAGCGCAGCATTCAGCAGTCCTATCAGTCGCAGATGGACAAGCTGACCTCGGACTACAACAAGAGCAGCAAGGACCAATTCAGCACCGAGCTGTACGACAAGGAAACGCAGTCGCTCAAATCCGCGCTGGACCAGCGCTTGGCGATGCAGACGCAGTATTACGTGGATGAAGACAAGGCGCGGAGCGAATGGACGCTGGGTGCATCGTCAGCGTTCGATAACTACCTCGAGCAGGCGCGGGACGTGGCGGGGCAGGCGAAGTCGGCATTCACCTCGCTCTATGACGGCCTGACGGATGCTGCGGTTGATTGGGCATTTGGTGCTGATCAGAGCTTCAGCGATGTGGCAAAAAGCTTCGCTCGCATGATTGCCAAGATGGCCTTGCAGTCGGCGGCTTCCAACGTTTTTTCCGGTGTTGCTGGTAGCGCGCTTGGTGCCGCGTTTGGTAGCGGAGGCGGTGCAGCAGCGTCGGCGGGCAGCACTGCCGCTGGGTACTCGGCCGATGTACTTTCGCAGTGGCCAGGCCTGTCCGATGGTGGTTACACCGGCGACGGCGGCAAATACGAACCGAAAGGCATCGTCCATGGCGGCGAAGTGGTGATCCGCAAGGAAGTGGTCCAGCAGCCCGGTATGCGCGGCTATCTGGAGCAACTGAACAAGCGTGGTTATGCGGACGGCGGTTATGTCGGGCTTTCCGGTGGATCATCGGCCGCACCGGCTGCCGCTGGACAAGTCGTCATCAACCAGTCGTTTCAAGTAGAGAACGCTGGCGCCGGAACCTCGCAGCAAGACTCGCAGGCCCTTGGCCAAGCCTATGCGGATGTAGCACGGCGCGGTGCCCAGCAGGAAATCACCAAGGAAACCCAACCCGGCGGACAAATCTGGAGGCTTGTGAATGGCCGTTGAAACGTTTGACTGGTGCCCGATGATCGAGTCCACCAGCGCGCCGGACTACCGAACCCGATCTTCGAAATTCGGCAACGGATACGAGCAGGTCGTTGGGGATGGCCCGAACAATCGGGTCGATTCCTGGCCGCTGACGTTCGTCGTGCGGGAGGCTGTCGCGCTGGATATCAAAGCGTTTCTGGACCGTCACGCCGGGCACAAGTCGTTTTTCTGGACGCCGCCGCTTGGGGAACTTTCTTTCTTCCGCGGCACTGCTCCATCGATCACTCCGAAGGGCGCTGGCTGGTTCACCCTGACCACGACATTCACCCAATCGTTTCTTCCATAAGGGGCAATCATGCCGCTGATCAGTGACATCCAGGTGCTTGAACCTGGCAGCGAAGTGCTGCTCTTTGAATTGAACGGCACGGACTACGGCGCGGATGTGCTTCGTTTTCACGGGCATTCAATCCCGTATACGGCGGCCGAACTGATCGCCGCCGGCGTCGATGCGGACCAACTGCCGGCGAAGGCGATCCACTGGCAGGGCAACGAGTACGGCGCCTGGCCAATGCAGATCGACGGTATCGAGGCCAATGGTGACGGCACTGCGGTGCGCCCAACTCTGTCTGTCGGCAACGTCAACGGGCGTATCACCGCTCTGTGTTTAGCCTTTGACGATCTTCTGGAGTTCAAGCTGACCATGCGACACACGCTGGGCAGCTACCTGGACGCGGCGAACTTCCCGACCGGCAACCCGACGGCAGATCCAACCCAAGAAACGATTGAGGTCTGGTACATCGACCAGAAGACGAACGAAGACGGTGAAAACGTCAGCTGGGATTTGGCCAGCCCGGGCGACGTCGGCGGCGAGTCAATCGGCAGACAGGCCACGACCTTATGTCATTGGTGCCTCACCGGCGGCTACCGCGGGCCGAACTGTGGCTACACCGGGCCGTACGTCACGAAGGACGGCGTCATTACCGACAACCCCGAACTGGACGCGTGCGACGCCACCTTGGGTAGGGGATGTATTCCACGCTTCGGCGAGGGCAATCCGCTGCCGTTCGGTGGTTTTCCCGCCGTCTCCCTGATCGCCCGGAGTTGAGCATGCGCAAACACATTTTGAGTGCCATTCAGTCGCATGCGGCAGCCGAGTACCCGAAGGAATGCTGCGGTTTGCTGCTGGGAGTTGGGCGCAAGCAACAGTATTTTCCGTGTTTGAACATTGCGACAGAGCCAAACGAAGAGTTCCGGATTGATCCGGAACAATACGCCGCAGCGGAGGACGTCGGCGAAGTGATCGGTATCGTTCATTCGCACCCGGATGCAACCAGCAGGCCGTCACCGCGCGACTTGGCCATGTGCGAAGCGACCGCCATGCCGTGGCACATTTTCAGTTGGCCGGAAGGTGATCTACGCACCGTGATGCCGAGTGGTGAAGTTGCGCTGTTGAAGCGTCCGTTCGTGCACGGAGCTTGGGATTGCTGGCAAGTTTGCGCGGACTGGTACAAACGCGAGTGGCGGGTGGGGTTTGAAGCTTTCAAACGTGCTGATGGATGGTGGGAAAGCACTGATAACGCCAGCTTGTACGAGGCGAACTACGAGGCGGCCGGCTTCTACAGGGTCGATCAACCGCAGCGCGGTGACATGATAGTGATGGAAGTGGGCCGCACGGTTTACCCGAACCATGCTGGGATTTTTCTCGGTGCGGATCCGTCGCTACCCGGAGAAGATGCGGCCACCTTCGGCCCCGGGCCATTCTTGCTGCATCACCTGTACGGCAGGCCTTCGGAAGTCATTGTGTTTGGTGGCCCGTGGCTGGACCGAACGCGCCTGGTGCTGCGTCATCGCGATGCTCAGTGATAAGGTTGTTTCCTTTTCACAGGAGTGACCTGCATGAAACTGATCGTAGGAGCGATGGCTATTGCAATATTGACGGGGTGTGCCACGTCCCCAGTCCCCTCCGATGAGGCACGGCTTGCACCTGCTGCTCGGATTACAGACTATCAGCGGAAGGTTGAAGGCGGTGGCCAAATCGTCGTTACGAGGGATAGCGGTTTTTCGGGGGGCGGCTGTTATGCCACCGTATTCTTAAATGGTAAGCCCGTAGCCCGTCTTAACCCGAAAGAGAAAGCCGTTTTCCAGGTTCCTAGCGGAGAGTGGCTTGTTGGTGCAGGGCTTGAAGGGCAGGCTCTCTGCGGGATTAATCCTGAAAGGCTTGAAACTGAGGTGATCATTAAGCCAGGGCAGGAGAAGAAATTCAGAATTTATACATCAGGGGACGGATCTGTAGGCGTGAAGCCAACGACCTTCTGACAATAACCGCCTTCGGGCGGTTTTTATTTGCTCGGAGAAAAGAATGTTATCGACCGCCGCCCACTACACGCCTATGACGGTCATCAAGCTTTCT